TACCGACCTATCAAAACCGAAGCAGGGGATTTCTACACGATAGAAGACTACAAAGGTGACGGAAACCCAACCTACTGGGATGATTTAAAGATGGATGTAGTAATGGGTGCTATCAATTTTTTTTTGTCTATAGGCGTGATATTAACGAAAGATTTAGCCAACTCTTTAGTGGAGGAGGAGAAGGTAATTTGATTGCTGAGAAGTGGGGGTGGTATTCTACGATCCATTTTCTTGCAGGGGGTGACCCGTTGAAAATAGAGGCGGCAACTGAAATTGAAATAGAATCGGCTTTTACGTTTTTATCTTATGAACAAGATAACAGTCGTAAAGACAAAGCACCTGACGTAAGCCAATACCGATGAAATCATACAAACAGATAGTAGAACTTTTAGAAGACATAGAAGAAAAGCACTTAATCCTTCAATCGTTTCATGCTGGACCTTTAGACCAGGTTGATATTGCAAAACTCGGACAACCCGATTATCCACTTTTGTACTGCGAGATAATGGGGGTAACGATAGATAACGGAACGCTTACATACGACCTTGAATTGTTGGTAGCGGATATGATTCTACCTGACCTAAAGAATAGAACGCAAGTGTATTCAGATACCCTTCAACTGCTGCACGATGTATTAGACCAATTTATTCAATCATTAGCAAATAGCAACACAACGGTAGATAACGACTACAAGTTTGATTTACCTGCTTCGTGTACACCTTTTACGGCACGATTTGATAACGAGCTTACGGGGTGGAGTGGTTCTTTTTCTATTGAGGTGTCTAATTCTAACGACTTATGCATAGCACCGTATGTCTAAACCTACGATAGAAATAGGGGGTAAGACATACCCAATGACTAACCTAAACAAGACACTTGAAAAGATAGGTAAGATGTGGCGTAAGAACGCACGTATTTCTTTACGTATGCAAGGCAAAGTAAACACGGGTGCGTTGTATGAATCTATCCCCGTAATTGTAGGAGAAGATGCAAACGAATATTATGTAAACATAACCCCTCAAGTTGATTACTGGGAGTTCGTAGATAAGGGAGTACAAGGGGCAAGTAGAAACATCTTCGCAAGGCAGTCCGAATCGCCTTTTAAATTTGGTGCAAATAAAACGCGAGGCCTACGAGGTGGGATTGATAAGTGGGTTATTCAAAAGGGCATACAAGGCACACGCGATGCACAAGGTAGATTCACCCCACGTAAGTCCTTAGTGTACGCTATTTCAAACGCGATTTGGCATAGAGGGTTAAAGCCTTCTTTCTTTATTTCGGACACCTTAAAACGGCTTAAACCGAAAGCGATGCAATGGTTAGGGTTAGCGTTAGGTCAAGACATAGCCAACGCGATTAAAGAAAGTTTAACACTTAATAAAAATATAGAAGCGAAATGAGTATGACAAAAGAATATGGACCAAGTACGGGTTATGTACATGGTGCATTTGAACCGATAACTTTTGTAGTAACATCTACGGAACAAGCAGGGGGAACTTTTTTTAAGTTTAAATACATAGCGGATATTTACGTAGAGAATACATCCTCACCCTATGCTTATGCTTTACAAGCACGTATTAAAATCGAACCAAATGGAGCGGGGGCGGGAGTGTTTAGAGTAGATAAAATCATAGCGGATTACGTTGCTATAACCACGGGTGATTCATCAGGGACTTTACTATACGGGTTTGTAAGTGATACCATCCATACTTTAGGTTCTAACTCAACGACTAAAATATGGGTAAATAATGACGGCACAAACTATCGAAAGATAAAGGTAAACTTCGGGCAAGAATATTCCACTACTGCCACTACCGCACCAACTGAATATCTTGATGTAATTCCTGACAACTATATTAGTTGTGTTATGAGTGCAGGAATGCAAATGCCAAATACTTGGGATGAAGGTGGTGTCTATACTACCAACATAGCAGCTTCTCAAAGTGCAGTTTATCTATCTGACTTTTTCCCTACTGCTTCCACCAAAAAGATTTTAAGCGATAGAGAAACCACTACCGAATACACTTCTACTTTAGCTTCTAACGTTAGTGTAATAAACCAAGACGTAACGAATTTCGAGTGGAGAACTTTAGGGGTGCTTATGGATGACGGGCAACCCGTTTATTCGAGTGCTATAAGTTTCTATGTGGCTTTATTTGATTCAAGCGATTCACAACTCGATGCAAATTGGTTTACCGCAGGAACAGACGGGGGAACTACCCCTGCCAATTCTGACCAAGACTTTGAAAGGTTGCAATACGTAGGAATAGGACCACGTAATTTAACTGCTCAAACAATAGATGCAGGATTTGCCACACACTTTAACGCAGGAACCGTAGCGTACTACGAAGTTTTTTTTATGGACGATAGCGTTACCGTACCTGCAAATGGAACAACCGCAAACATGGCTTCCCTATGCTATCGCTTTACGGTTAAACCCGCTTCATGTATTTATAGAAATCTAAATGGATCAAACAAATACAACTACGTAACTTTAGCATGGCAGAACTCTTTGGGTGCTTGGGATTACCAGGCGTTCGCTTTAAAGCATCAGAGAACCACAAGCAATATAGAACGCAAGACCTTTGACCAAGTAGCAGGAAATTGGGATACGGCTAATACAAGCGTTCAATTTGCTTATCGAGGTGATGAGGGTGGGGTGACCACTACTCAGATAGAAGCACGGCAAACGATGGTAGCTAATACGGATTTGTATAACGAAGACGAAGTTGCTTTTTTAGAGAACCTTTGGCTATCCCCAAAAGTGCAACTACTCAACTATGACGGTTCTGCTATCCAGATAACTTTAACGGATAAAAATTGGATACGTAAAAACAACTTAAACGAAGGGGGTGCTTTTACCTACCAAGTAAAGTTTGAATATGGTAAACAAAGACCTACGGTACGATGATTGAACTATTTGCCTACGACCAAAGATACAAGAAGCAACAACTTTTAGATATTGAAGAAGCAGGATCTATCTCTTTAAATTATGAGATAGGAACGGCAGGGGATTTAGTTGGCAGAAACAGCCCATATTCTCAAACCTTTAACCTTCCCTTTACTTCTACTAACAATAAGTTCTTTAGGCAGTTTTATAATATCAATGTAGAAACGGATATTAATTTAGGAGTAAGTGCATCTTCAGCTTTTGACGCTGACCTAAAAACTACTTGCGGTATTCACGTTGATGGCATACTAGTTATTTCGGGAATGTTTCAACTTATTAGTTGTTCGTTAGAGCAACGAGTTTATAAGATAGCAGTGTATGGAAACGAAGCCAATCTTTTCCAAGCTATAAAAGAAAAGAAACTAATTGATGCTTTTAAATATGGTGATTCTTATGTTACCACTTATAACGTTGATGTAAACGATACGAACATAATTGATTCGTGGACTTTGACAAATGACGTAACACAAGGGGGAATTGGAAATGGGGTTATAATCTTCCCACTTATAGACTACGGGTTTGTTGGTGATTACAATTTTTTATGGTTGGAAAATAACGGTTTTTCTAATACGGGGTTAGCCGAACCAAACTTTCTACAAGCTCAAGATTTTAAACCTGCTATTCAATTACGAGCATTATTTGAGAAGGTAATTAACGAAGCAGGGTTTACCCTTGCATTAAATTCCTTTATAACATCCGATGCTTTTTCTAAGGCATATATGACTTTAGGAACGGATAGGGAAAGTATGGCTACGACTACCCTACACCAAAGTCAGGTAGGTAATACCGCATCTACCAACATACTTACATGGGGTGCTTTAGGTTCACAGATTAACTCCTGGCAACCAATTCTATTCCCCACTCAGTCGGGTGCAGGGGCATCAAGTAACCCCCCTTTATTTTATGATTCAAATGACGATTGGAATGTAGCAGGTGAATATATTTTTCCTTATACGGGTGCATATAACGGGGTTATAAACGCAACTTTCGATACGGGTCCTGCTTCTTTAACTAATGGTGCTACGGTGCAAATGATGGTAGAGGGTTCGTTTGGAACTAATACTTTATCCCCTACCATTGATTTGGTAGGTAATAATGGAGGTGCTGCAATAGTTTCAAGTCACACCTTAAACTTTACAGTTCAAGGAATAGCAGGGGAAACACTTACCGTTAAAATGTTAGCATATACTTCGGTAGGGTTTAGTGTTGACCTTTTAGCCGCAGGAACATTTTGTACGATTGTTTCTACGGGTTCTTTGGCAGGGATTTGTGATACACCTGCTAACCTACCTGATATTTCTCAAACCGATTTTATAACGGATATTCTACAAAGGTTTAATTTAGTTGTAGTATCCGAAGAAAGCAATAGTCGGAATCTAACAATTATGCCCTGGCAGGATTACATAGATTCAGGCACAAGGAAAGATTGGACGCAGAAGTTAGACCTTTCCCAAGAACGCACTATTGAACCTACTACTAAATTCAAAAAGCAATTTATAAAGTTTTCAGATTTAGAAGACGAAGACAATAGAAACGTAGCTAACCAAAACACCTATGGTAAAGTATTTGGAAGCTATACGCAGAAGATGAACGGGGATTTTTTAACGGGTAATTTAGAGAATAAATCTATCTTCTCACCCTTCCACGTTAATCCCGTTCCTACTCAAGCAGCTAATGCAGGTTCAGACGCACCTAATTTAGTTATCCATCAGGGTTATGCCTTTGGCACTACTGGTCCTTTGGCAAGTTGTAAACCAAAACTTTTTTACCATAACGGGTTAGAACAACTCCAAGCAGATGATAGAATTTATGTAGGCTTAACGCAGTCTTATAGCTACCCACTTTGTTTACCTTACTATAACGCAGGGGCACAAATGGCAGAAGATTCACCGATGTTATATTGGCAGTTCCAAACCCCGAACTCATGGGGTGGAGTTATCTATGGAACTACCCCAAGCTCTGAGGGGTATTTTAAGCGGTATTGGCAGCAGTTTCTTATGGCCTTTTATGATTCTAATGCACGGGTGCTTAACTGCTCTTTATACCTTACCGCAGCCGATATTCATAACTTTAAATTTAACGATGAAATAGTAATAGAAGATACTGCATATCGTGTTTTAAACATAGACAACTACCAACCTAACGCAAATATCCCAACTAAAGTTCAACTCTTAAAGAAGATATTTAATGTTAATGCTTTACAAATTACTGATGTAGCGGCTGACTGCGAAGCATCCCCCGTTGCTTTATTTGAAAGCGGAATAGTACAATTTCAAAATGATGTTACGGGGGCAACCGTGACGAGTGAAGTATGCTGCACCGAATACAATTACTTTTGGGATGGAACGGAGTGCTATTGGAACTACGGAGGCGGTGGTGGAGGAAGCGGTGACCCTACTACTGGACTTGGTGGGTGGAATCCACACGGTGTTCCTACGGACGATACCATAGGGGGTATAGATGATTTGAAAGGAGTAGGTGGTTTTCATACTCGTAAAAGAGGTGGAGTAGGTAATATCAACCCCGTACTCGGTGAACACTCTACACGAGGTCAAAACGTAGAAAGTATAGCCAACTCGGTAAATAAAACTTTCGTCTATTA